GAAGATAGTATCTTTCGCCAAAAATATCAGCGAAATCACCGATGCTGAAATTATACATAGCATTGAGCTCAAAAGTCAGGGTAGCTGAATGATTACCCATTAGTGTCTTCTGTATGGAGCTGCTCTGGTCTGGCTTTACGGTGATGATTTCTCCTGTATCACGATTAATAGTTATTGATATGGCTACCATGCTTATGTGATTATAAATCTGTTATCTTCATCCGTTAAGAAAATGGGAACATTCTGAAATCCAGGGGTTGTCTCTGAAATGGTGAGACTAAATTTACAGATCAGTTTACCAGTGTTTTTAAATGCCGTAAGTTTTGAATAGATGGTGCAGTCTTTATAATAGACGTAATAATCCATATTGAACACATTCACTGTAAACCTTCTGGTACCAGGCTTCGTCAGTAAAGAAATAAACCGGTTGTACTGATCCCAAAATTTAATCTCCGAGTCTGCAATAATGATGCACTTTAAAGTAGAATCTTTGGCTTCAAAATAATTCCGGGTGAGGTCCACATCTAACCCATTTTCGTCGGTCCAATTATGCTCGATGGACTGTTTTCTTTTTGGGATCTTTAACAGATCATCAAGGCCGCCTTTTTCAATGGTGATGCCAAATTGCGTCCATAGATCAAAGCCATCCATTAAGTACATGTTTTCAGGCGACATAGTTTAAGTTTTTTTTAGATTATTGAACTTTTATTCCATTGGTTTTAAAATATCGTAAATAAGATTCCACCGGTATGAGTAAGGAGGTATTATTGGCTATCTGGTTAAGCATATTTAATCCGCTTTTTGCTACTGACAGCTGATCAAAGGCGGTCATTCTCAAGCCTCCAACCTGCCCGGCAAGAAGATCTGCCTGTTGTTGGGTTATTCCTTTTATGGCACCGGAAAGGCTGTTAGCGCTACTGCCCGACGCAGCAGTTAAATCTATTCCGGTAAGTTTACTAAGCTGGTCAAACTGTAGGCCAGCGTTAGTTATAATTGAATTATACTGTTGTTGCAATTGCTGAATTTCTGATTGAGTTAAAGTGTTATCACTTTCAGAAGCAGCGGCAAATTGAGCGTAAAAATCTTGTATTGGTTTTTCAAGCGACTGGTATTTGAAAGAATTTAAAATAGCCTGCCGCATAGTAGTTTGAAAATCGTCTGCAAAATCTGCTGTGGCTCTTTTCCCTGCTGCAAATCCCTGCACGATGCTATCCAATATACTTGATGATGTCGTTCCCGTGAAAAGTGCATCAGCATCTTGTTTATTTTTCAATAACTGTGCATCAATATCAACACCCTGGTTTTTTAAATCCTGTAAAGTTTGGAACAGTGCCTTTGCCTGATCATCCAACCTCCCTTCAAGAAATAGTTTTTGCAGATCGTCAAATGACTTTCCAGCAAGTGAGGTGGCAGCATCAAAGGCTTTAGTAAGGCTATTCGAACCTCCTATTGCCTCAAAGTTTTTAATTGCAGCAATTTGATCGGCTGTAAACCCCTCAGGAGTGGCGACCTTACCTTGTGTTTGAATAATATTAAGGATTTTATTATAATCCTGCAAAATACTTTGGCTATTGGCATTTAACGCATCAGCCTCAGCCTTCAATCCTTCTATTTTTAATTTATTTAGCTGAGCCTGGATTATAAGCCTTTTCCTGTATTCATCATTGATTGAAATTTCACCCTGCTCTACAGCAAGTATCTGGGCGTCTTCTTGCTGTTTTAATTGAATTCTTTTTTGGTAAGCACTATTAATAAGCCCGTTAATTACTCCAACAACACTAAAAAAAGCACCTGTCATACCTACAGCACCTGCTATTTCTCCCGCCAAATCTTTTTTACCTTTGGCATCATTAAACTGCTTCATGCCATCAATAGCTACTTTTACAGAACTTGTGATCTGTGAAAGGGTTCCTATTATTTTAAATAAATTATCATCCAATCCCCTGGCTCCTTCAGCAAGTGTACTGAAGCCTTTTGCTAACACATCCATGGCTTTTGAAGCCTTGTCAAGTCCTGAATTATCTATGTCATTTTGTGCATTAGAAAGCTTAATTCCTAATGCATCAAGTATTATTTTTAAGGCATTAATTTGCTTTTTAATTTCCCCGGTCTTATCACCTGTGCGGACAACCTGGACATCCAGTAAATTTATTTCCTGGGAAGTTGCCGCAATATCATTTTCAATCTGTTTCTTTTTGGCGGCAAGAATATCGTCTGTGGAAGAAAAGTTGCTTTGAATGATCAGCTCAAGATCACTGTTTTTATTCGATGCTCCGCCTTTAATAGCTTCCAGTTGATCTGCTATTTGCTTTTTATTAAATTCATCCTGAAGCTTTCTCCTGTCTTCAAGTGCCTGTGCATTTATTTCTGCAATTTTAGCCACCCGAACCTGTTCGTTTTTGATGGATTCTGCCGCCGCTAATACCTCGTAGTTGGCATTAGTATCAATAAGCTTTAGCTTAATAGTTAATTCCTCCTGCGAGCCTGCTATCACATTGGCTAATTGTACTTTAAGATTTGAAGTATCTATGCTATCTATATCTTTTTGCTGGTTAATAGAAGCTTGCTTTAATAAGGCGGCGGCATCATTGGCGGCTTTAAATTTTATCTCCTTTTTTTTATCTTCTGTAATGGATAATTGGAGCAATTCTTTTTCCGCTTCAATGGAGATGTTGCGGAGCTTTAAAGCAAGTTCCTCGGAAGAACCTTGTTTTACAAGTTGCAACTCAGCATCAATACCTTCTTTTTGAAACTGTAGTTGGCTTTTTTTGCGGTCCAGTTCTATCTGAGCAAGGGCTAAATTTAATTGAGCATATATTTGTTTAGTACCTTCAGCATTAAACCTGGCTGCATCCAGTTCTTTTACAGAAGCAGCTTCTATCGCCGATATCTTAGCATTGTAAAAAGCGTTTGTTCCTTCCATACCCGCGGTAGTAAGGGCGGTAACAGAAGCATTGGCGGCATCTACATCAGCCTGTAATTGTTTCTGCCTGAAATCCTCATTTAACGAAGTGATAGCACTGAGGTATTTTCCATAAGCAACTTTCTGTTGATCTAAACCTATGCTGGTATCACCGTAAATTCCTTTAATTCTTACCAGCTCCTCATCATAGGTAGTTTGAATCAATTTCCTTTTAGCATCAAAAGAGTTGCGGTCTAAGTCGATCCTGTACTGTGCATTTTCTAATAACTTTGACTTTTCTTTGTCAAATTCTTCCTGGTTAAATGGTTTTACGGTGCTGGCAATTTTTAACTGCATTTCTGCACTTGCCTTTTCAATTTCTGCCAGTGATTTGGCAAAGAAGGATCCATGGGCAATAGCTTCATCCAGCCGGGTAATATAATCTTTGATCTTATCAGCATCACTCAGGTAGGCGTTACCTAAATCCTGCATCAGTTTATTTTGATTCTCAAAAGCCCCGTTAGCCTCATTGGTAGCATCATTCAGCTCTTTCATTTTAACCTGTACCGGAGTTAACGTCTTATCTCCGGTTAGTATCTGGTCAAAAAAAGTTTTTGCCGATTGTCCTATCGTAGGGCCGTTCTCAATCAGATCATTAAGTTCATTCTGGGCGGCTATCTGCGCTTTTAATTTCTCCTGGTAAACGTCACCAGATGCCTGTACCAATGCTTTTTGTTTGATCAGATCAATTTGTTTAGCGAGCAATTCAGATGTCTTGGCCGTGGAAATATTTTCTAAATTAATACCTGCTAAATAGCCTGGAAACTTGGACTGAGCTTCATCCAAAGCGGTTTGCCTTTGCTCCCTGGTAATGAGTTCATTTTTTGCAGTAGCAACATATTCATTTAAAGCACTTTCTTCTTTTGCGATGCTTTCTACTGATTTTTCCTGTGTTTGCTTTAACGCTTCAACGGAGGCTTTCCGTGTTGATTCTGCATCTGTAGCTTTCCCGATAGTGTGGATATAAATTTCATAAGCCCCAAAGAGTGCCGCCAGTGATGCAAGTATAATACCGACGGGATTAGCAAGCATAGCAGCATTTAATTCTTCCTGTGCCACCACAGCGCCTTCTGTTGCCACTACCTGCTCTCCTTCAGCTACGGCAAGCCCCTCTGCTGCGGCTGCATGTTCAACTGTTGCCGCAGCTGCAGACTTGTGCGCTAATCCTTCTAAGTAGAAGTTTACAGCACTATTCTTAGAAAGAAGTTGCGTAACTTCTTCAATGCCATTAATGACACCCATAGCCCCTATAACTACCTTGGTCGCTTCTTCCGCTTGTTTTGAATCTCCACCAAACAGTGTAACTGCCCCGGCTACAGCTTCAAAAGCCCCTGCGATTCCCCGGATGCCTTCCTTTAATGCGGAAATACCTGCTACATTGGAGGCTGCAAGTGATATTTCTTTATTGGTATTACGTAGGGAATTTTGAAGGGTTATCGCTTCTTTATTCAGTGCCTCATATTCCTCAGTACCGCGGCCACCGTCAATAGCCATTTGAGCAATTTCGTTTTTTATCCGCCTTAGCCGGGCATATGCCTGTATTTGTATCTCAACTTTAGGAACATCATCAGAAGGGGTTTTAAAATTCTGCATCTTATCCAGTGCGTCACCCACTAATTTTGTTTTTGCAACGGTATCCTGTAATTCTTTATTATACTTTTTAATCTCCTCCGCGTCAGTAGTTCTGCTCATGGCAACACGAAGTTCCTCCTGATCATTGGTAAGTTTAGTCATCAAAACAGAGAGATGCTCAAATCCTTCTTTACCTTTTAAGGAGAAAGTATCAATAGCGGTTTCTATTTGAGAGAACCCTTTTACTGAAGAAGATAATAATGAATTTAAATTTTCCTTGACGCTGGTTATTCCCGTACTGGTTAAGTCATTAATTACCGCATCAAATTCGAGAGGGTATCCTGTTACATTTAGTGCCATTACCAAATGTAAAAAGACTAAGAAGGTGGAAAGGTTTTAATTTATAACCGAAGTGGTTATGTTATAAATTATTCTTCAAAAAAAAGTAAAGTTGTTTATTCGGTCTTGTTCCAGTCTTCATAAGATAGCGTAGTTGCGTTAGTGGTGAAGACCTTTTTTAAGACATCAATATCGCCGTTATTGTCTGTAACATTAAAATAAGTGTAAGAGTAGGCGTATTGCCCATATCCTGAATCTGTTATTATTACATAAACAAAATACCTCCCTATTGGAGCATTATTTGCTATTGGCGCATATCCGGTATAGTCGTATTTTAATGAAACACCCGAATTGTTATCGAATACATAACCACTTACCATGTCTCTTGTGTTGGTAAGATCAAAGTCTTTCCCATCTGCTTTCCAAACAAATACAATTGCGGGTACATCGTTAGCAACAAACTGGCCTGATTGAAGTTTTGTGTCCTGCTTTACAATTATTTGGAATCCTGTAACCTTGTCAGGCTTTGGTGTATCTTTTTTGCAGGAAAAAATAAAAGGTATAAGTAGAAGAGTAAAATATTTCATCCTATAAAAGTAATCGATAGGATTTAATTGTGCAAATTACCCTGAATCCCCTAAAAAGTGCGCCAGCTCATCCAGGCCTTCAACTTCAGAGTCTTCGCTTTCTTCTTTATCACTTTTATAAACGGGAATGGTATTCAGAAGCATCAGTAAATTACGCCAGGATATTCCCCAGAGTACATAATCGTAAGTAAACCGGAAGTACTTAATAACTCCCCCTATAGTGTGCCAGAGGCTATTTTGCTCCCCTGCGTCTTTGGATTCATCCCCAGAAGGTTTATTCCTTTTGCCGAGATTATAGATTTCAAAAAATTTACGGTATCAATTTGCTTCAGAATGATATTAACCAGTTCAAATAGCTCTTTTGCAGTGAGATTGTTAATAAAGAAATTAACCAGGCTCTTTGGTGGATCTTTCTTTGAATTCTGCACAGCCACAGCAACTATACGGGCCATCCTTTCGGCATGATCCCTGATGAGTAAAAAATTACTATTCAGGATCTCTTCTTTATCAAAGTTCTCAAGTCCGATGTTTAAAAACTCCTGTGAAATCTTTACCATCGTTCCCAAAGTAGAAGGACTGATCTTAAAACTTCTGATTGTTTCCTTTCGATATCTCTGCAGTATAGTTGGCTTAATAATTTCCACCTCAAATGAGATAGATTTATCCAGTACAGCATCGGCAACATCCGATAATACTTTTTTTTCTTCCATAGAATATAATTTGAGATTTATAAAAAACGCCCCTGAAAAGAGGCGTTATCTATTAATTCATAGAAATTGAAATCTATTATGCCGCAGCATATTGAATAGTGTATCTTTTCTCGCCTGTCTTAGTGGGCTGTAAAATTTTAGCCACAATATCCATCTTGCCAAGCTTGGTCTTATCAAAAGATAATCCCAACTTAGGACTGATCTTAGCTCTGGGAATGATCACTGTATTACCTTTTTTGTCGATAATATTAAGCGACTGCTCAACATCCATTTCTGAATCAGGAGCACTGTAAGTGGTCGTGGTAGCAACAGTGGCTACAGTAACAGCAAAAAGAGTACCTGCGCCTATGTCGGTTGTTGAAGCCGAAAGCGAATCAGATGCGGTATATCCCAATCCACCATCAATAATAGTTACAGAAGTAACAATACCCCCCACAACAACGATAGTAGCTGTAGCACCGGTACCAGTACCACCAGTCAGGGGAACGTTGCTATAAGTGCCGTCAGTATAGCCGGATCCACCTGTAATAGCTCCCAGTGTTGCAATTCCTGTTGCAGGTATATATACTCCGCCAAAGAATTTTAATAATTGACCACCATCTATGTTATAAGTGGACCACGCCATTTGGGTGATGCCTGCTGCAACAATAGATTCAATAGGACTATCGGATTCTTCAATCATGATATCCGTAATGGTCGGATCAGTGGTGGTCATTTCGGCAGTGCCGGAAACGGTTTCACCAACTGCCACAAGGGAAGTTCCCACACCTCCATCGGCGGCGATATCTCCCATCAAAACATTTTGTAAGCCAAAAGTATGTTTGCTCATCTTTTTAAATTTTAAAGATTTTCAGATAAAAAATTAATTCGTATGTTAGAGTAATGCTCATCAGTGGTTTCATCTTTAAATAAAACCTGCTGCTGCACATCAAAGTAATAATCCGTAAACGCCTTGTCTGTTAAGGCTGAAATGACTAATGCAGTTACTGTTTTTAGCTTGGCTACATCTGGTTGAGTGTTATCCTGGATCCCATTAATGCTTAAGATCAAATTGGGTGCGTGAACATTGACGTTCACTACGGTCCGTTGAAGCTGTTCGGCATTAATTGGAAGAGATCCCACTACTACATCTACTTTGTTGGAATTTAAAGGCCTTGAATTTTTATACACCTTACCTGAGATGGCATTCGTAATCGAGAGCACGTTGAGCTGCTTGTAAATGATCGTTTCTATATCGAATGTGTCTCTCAAGATAATTTGTTTTTTAACTCCTTTAATCCTTTTAATAAATCCTGTTCAGCTGTTATAGACGAGGCTGTAAGCACATCATAATTCTTAGACTCCACGGCGGCTGCATAATCCATTCCCGCAACGCAAATAAGAACCAATCCGGATGGGAATTTTAAGGCAGCATCCTCGGCTACCTGTAACCCTTTACTTTTCCCCACACCTGCGATACCTGGGAACGATTGAGCAAGCTGAACGCCGTCTTTAATGATAATGTATCCAATCGAGCTTCTTAAATTTCCGGTATGGTCTTTATAGTTCCCATTCGTCCGGGCATTGGCTATAAACTTTTCACCAACAAATTTTAACCGGTTGATGATTGCCTGCTCAATTACTGCCTGTTGCCCTTTCAGGTATGTATCGATACCTGCCATATTGAACTTAGGAGTTAAAGCCATGCCGTACAATTTAGCTGACCCCGTGAAAACCTTTTTACAGTGCTTGCCAGATAACTTTCTGTTCCATTCATCACACTGATGTTTGCTCCAACTTTTAACTCAGCAATCCCTTTAGGGAAATACACTTTCCATGAATAGTCAATCTTCTCCCCGTCCGGTCCGCTGATGTAACCGTTTCCGCTGGCGCTTTCCGCCCTGCACATCTGCGTGAATGTAGAACCTGCCGTGCCTGCTATCCAATTACCGTTTGCGTCCTGGGTGGCTTCTACGCCCGGTATTGTAATAGTAGCTATATGAGGATATTGAATCACCATACGTTCACCCCTTTTACTACCGGTCCGGTTGTAATCCCATTTTTTGCATTTAGGTAATCCAGGCGAGCCTTTATTCCTCCAAGAGAATAGCTAACAGAAAAACCTCCTTCACTAACCGAAGCTACCGCCATCATTCCCTGCAAAACTTCAATGGCAATGAGATCGATACTTTTGGCATTGCTGCTTGTGTAAGTATCATCACCATTGAGGCCGTTATCCAGTAATGCTTTATCAATTGCACTATCGGAATAACCCGTAATTTGCAAGGCCGCTATGGTAGCATCTTTAATAGTCATTTCAAAGAACTTTTACGAGCTTTCTGCTCTTTAAATGATCCAATCTTCCTTTATCGAAATGGCTCACATCATCACCTTCCTTCCACTGCTTGTCGAAGTTGTGCTTATCCCTGAAAGAAGTTGCCACAACATGCCTTTCGGCTTTTTTAGCTTTTGGCTGGTCCTTCTGCGAATCTTCATTTCCTTTATCATTAGTATCATTCCCGGCTACAATTGCTTCATAAATTTCATTTATGCCATCTTCATCGAAGCCTTTTTCATCTTCTTTGATAGTGGCTTTTACTTCTTCAGAAGTTTGTCCTTTAGCATGTAAGCCGGCGTACTTATTTACAGCGGCCTTAAGGGTTGAGTGATGTAATTTTGCCATTTTTAATAATTTAAGCCTGAACATTTGTTGTATCCAGCAAATAAATGCTGTCAACATTTTGAATTACCGGTACTACGCGCGCCTGTGAGCTTGTGTATTCGCTCAAAGACGGTTTGTTTTGACGATACTTTGAAACCAAAATAAAGTCATCAACAGTGCTGTAAGACACGTTTTCTACCGGGTGGTTTTGTTCTGCCAAACGTGCGTAAGTAAGTGAACCCACAATGTCAGATCCTACAAAGGCAATCTGCCCGGCAGTCCATGGTTGTTTTATGGTCTGCGTACCGTTCTTTTCATACCTTACTGACCTGTTTACAATTTGAAATACAAAACCATACCTGGCAAGGACAAACTTGTTTACCTGTGCAAGATCAGGAGCCGGAATAGTTGAACCCACAAAACCTTGCGAAAAAGCAAATAGCTCTTTCGTTTGGGTAACGTCAACCATATAATTAAAGGTTGTCTGGTCAAGTAAAACCCTGTTTACTGAATTTCCATCAGTCATTACTTTTGCAAGTACTGCTGCGATATCATCGAATGGTGTAACGCCTGTGCCTCCTGAAGTGGACCATATAGCGCCTGCAGTGCCAAACTTATTGGCAGAAGGGAATCCATAATCCAGCCTAATACCGGTACCTACGTTTTCTGTATCTTCAACAAGGGTAACACCTGAAGAAAGGCCCATAAGGAACATTTCCTCCAAACGCTCATAGATACCACCAATTACTTTAGGTGTATCGGCAAACAATTTTGCCAGTATCTGTGAGTCTGTGCCTCCCTGTGCTACCAGGGTATCAAGATCGGTAAGCTGCCTTTCGTTCAATTTCAATTCCATTCCCATTTTAGCAATGTCTCCGTTGGCTTTTGAGATAGAATCTCTTTTCTTTAAAGGAAGCGGAGAATCCATTGCCACCACGTCTGCCATTACCAAAGTATTGGCTGCGGAGATAGATTCCCATTTACCGGTTACAGAATAGTCCTTTTTCAACATACTGCGATGCAGGTACGTTAAAGGGTTTTTGGTATCATTCAGTTTTGATACAACCGCCACTGTGATACCAGGGAAAAATTTATTTACCCACTTAATGAATAATGATTGTTCCATAAGTTAGTCCTCCCTGAATGAGATTAATGGCAAAGCAGCTTCTACAGCGGACAATATGCTTGTCATGCCGTAAGGTGCAGCAGCCGGGTTAACGGTTCCCCTTACTAATATTCCAGCGAAGGGTTTAGCTGTTAAAATTGAAGCTAACAGGATACCAGCATAGGTATGGTCGGCAGGCAGGGCATCATAAGCAGTTGCAACAGTCGAAGCTGTGGCAACGCCTATTTCAAAACCTGTTCCTGTAGTTCCTATATTAGTTGCAGCGGCACTCAATGAGTCTCCTGCGGCATAGCCTGTACCTGCAGTAGTGATGACAACGGAGGTAACAATACCGCCAGTTACCACGATAGTCGCCTTGGCGCCTGTTCCGGAACCGCCTGTTAAATCTACACCCGTATAGGTGCCATCATTGGTATAACCGGAACCGCCTACGAGTTGCCCCAGGGTTTCAATGGCGCCGGAACCAATAACCGGCATAGGCTTATAATTCCCGTTGGAGGTTTCTTTGATAAGCACATGACCCGCATTGATTATATCAGGTGCGAAGCCTGCCACATCCAAAGTACGTCCACCGCGAATAGCCTCCAGATTGTCGACGATCACAATGGAATCATTACCAGTAATGATCTGTTCGCCGTCATTATTTAAATTTGCGTACATCTTTAAATTTTTTACATGATTGAATTAACTACATCCGCAACCTCTTCTTTTGAAGCAAGTTTAGATGTTTTCCCGTTTCCTCCTTTCGGAGGAGTAGAAACTTCAAGATCCTGGTCAGTCTTACTTTGTATTACATCATTGTAATCGGCTTCTACCTCTGTAAGTAAAGCATCCATTTGATCTTCAGATTCTATTACTACTCTCTTGGCGAATTGAAGAGGTATCTTCTTTTCAGCCAGTTTAAGTTTGAACTTTTCGGAAAGCTTAGATATGGATTCTTTCTTTTCAAAAGCCTCCAGTTTATCGGAAAGCGTTTTAAGCATTTCCATGGTCTTAGCATCGCCGGTTAATTCTTCAGGTTTATCATCCTTTTTTGTTTCATCAGCCGGTTTTTTTTCAGCCTCAAATTTCTTTTTGGCCTCCGTAACCCTGCGGTCCGATTCTGATTGAAAAAAGTCTGCCTGCTCTTTGATGGGTAGTATGGTATCGAGTTCGGTTATTGCGCCCTCTATTTCTGAATCCTCTTTTACTTTTGCTTCTAACTTAGCCGCAATAAATAATAAGAATTCGTTTTGCAGCCCTGGGAATTTCTTTTTCAGTTCTGCGAGTATTTTCAGTTTCATTTAAATGATTTGAAATCAAAAGTATAGGTATGAAGCAGTTTCTTTAATTAATTATAATAACATAAGTGGTTTGGTTACTATAATTAGATTATTTAGCTTAATAGCCAAACAAAAAGCCCATCCTTTTTAAAGATGGGCCTTAGCTTATAAAATAATACAGAATATCAACATCGCCTGTTCTGATTCAAAATATCAGAAGACCTGGCACGTGCTTCTATTTTCTTTATCGAATAATCAGTAATCAAGTTGTAATGAATATACTTACTCAATTGAGATACCTTAGGTGCCGGTAGTATAATAACTTTCGAAGTTATCGCACTGGCATACCTAATTGCAATGTCTGCAGCATTCGCGCATGAATAAATAGTTACAACTTCATTGGCAATTACATTCATCTGAGATGCAAAGATTCCCGCGTTATCACTAACGGGCCTTATTGCACTATGATAAAATGATGTGTTTTTCGGAGGGCTATCTTTGCCATACCCTACGCTGCAGGCTACCATCATGATGGTAGCTAACAGAAACGAATAGAAATTTTTCATGTGAAACATTTAAAGTTTTAAAACTTTCTACCCACAAATTATAATTAAAGAAACATGTACCCCGGCATAATTAATAACCAAACTCGTTATGTTATTATAATCCGCTTTATTTATTTACTTTAGCTCCATGATTACCTATATGGGAGCCTTTAACTTACTGTTTATGATTGAAGAGTGTCGGGAAGAAGTAGGAATGCACCTGAATAAAAACAATGTAGATGAAGCGGAAGTTCCCTTTGAGAATATGAGTACCGGCGAGATAAAGTACATGCAGTTTGTAAATACTTTGGGAACGTGGGTTTATGTAGGAATAAGAAAATAAAAACCTACAAATACTGTGGATTGTCAGCAATGAAATAGGGCGTATTTTTCCATCCATCAATTCTTTCGGCATTATCTTGAAGCCAGGCTTTCGCACTTGCAGGGATCTTCTCAATCATTTTTACTTTAGCAGTTTTCTTTCTGATGCCGAGTAATACATCTTCCTGTTTTGAAAATTCTTCATCGGTCATAAGGATCGGTATTGCATGACATCGGCACCTTGGATGCCATCCACGGAAATGAAAATCCTTCGGATACTTTCCGGCCATTTCATCGCATATATCATACTTTGGATGATTATCAGAAGTTACCACTTCAATTCCTTTTACAAAAGTTTCATTTTCCCATCTGTTATGATCAGCGGTCCGGTAACTCATATTTGTTTCAGATGCAGTCAGTCTGATTGCGTTTTGAAATGAACTTCTGTAAACTCCCTGTCCGGGATGATAATCTCTTGCTGCTTTACTCAATTGAAGTTTGCCATTTTCATCTCTTACCCTTCTGAATAATTTATCAGGTTCCTGCAAATATTTCTTTAAATTGTTAGCCATATTTGCCGCACTTAACCCTTTGTTAATGCCGTCTGTTAAACCGGCCTCAAGTTCAAACCGGTAAGGCTTAATTAAATTCCAAACCCTTTTTGAAAGATTCATTCCAGATTCTGTTCTGCTTATAAATGCTTTGAGCGCATCACGGTTAGGATTAAAAATTAAAGATGTTCCCGGCAGAGTTGATACAACTCCATTATTTATTAATTCCGGAAAAACTTTTTGAATAATATCGGTGGCAATCTGATCATTCTTTTCATTAGAAAGGTTCCACGTGTCACTAACCGCCTTTACTATCTCAGTTACAAGATTATCATGCATATCTTTTGCAAGATTATCCAGTGCTCTCTTTAGGTAGTTATCTATCTGAAAAGTGGCTCCTGATAAGTTGCCATACCTCATGTAAGTGGCAATAGAAATGTCCTGAATGCTCTTATAGTAAATATCCTGGATGGCCTTAATGACCTTGGCTATTTCACGGTTTAACCTTTTTTCGTATTGAGCAGATGTATCAGGCATCTGACTTTTTTAAATTAAAGTAGTTGGCGGTTTTCTTAAATAGCCGGTCATACTTCATTTGAGGAAACTTCTTTCTTAGGCCTTGAAAGTGTGCCGCAATAATATCAATCTTTTCTTCCGGTATCCGGTAAGATTGAAAGAATTTTTCTATTGATTGGCCTTCTAAAGATACTTTTACTTTTTGCTCTTCAATTTGAGAGGCTATTTCTTCGTTCATAGTTCATGTAAGTTGTAAATGTTTTTCTTCACTTATTTCAAAATCGTAATGGCGGCTTAAAGAAGTTCCACTTGTCACTTCATAAATTAAGTCATATTTGTTTACGTTGATGGTAAGTACCAGACGTGGCTTTTGATCTTCATCGGTTATTAAATAAACCGTTTGCCCTATCTCATATTTGTTTTCAATTACCATCATTTAGAAGAGGTTAAATTAACCCGTATTACTTTTTTAAATTGAGACCATCCTTTAGGTATTTTAGGCTTTTTATCATATATAGCCATAATGCCGTCTGTTTTATTTTCATCTGCATAACAAAATCTAGGTTCTTTTTTTTGGGTATCTATGATCGCCCATAATTCTATTGGTAGCATAATTATTTAGTTTTAAAAAATCCGGCAGCCTGCAAAAAGCAACCGGATCAAATTTTACTTCCCTTTTTTAGCGCCTTTTTTCTTTGCAGATTTCGCTTTCACCATCTTAGTGAATTTTGCGCGGGCTGCTAATTGTGCTTTACTGGCCATGATTGTATATTTAAGTGATTAATAAAAATATTTATCCTCCATTCATTAAAAGATTTAACCCTGCCGAGCTTGAGGCAGCGGCATCTTTTTCAGTTTTGATTAATTCCAACTCAGCATCCGCATCATCCACCAGTGGGTTTTGTCTTACCGCTGATTCAGTACTCATGATGCCGCCTGTAACTGCACTGTTTAAAATATCAATCTTTTCAGCGTTATTTTTTGGAATGAAGTATTCAAATTGAGGGCGTATTTTTAAGGAGAGACCCGGTTTAAGGTTTACGGCAATTGAGGCAAGGGCACTTATGATCAGGTTAAGTCTCCTTTGTGTGGCTTGTCCATATAACTCTTCGTTATCTGATGCTTTCAGGTGAGCTCCCAGGAACAGCATTTCAAGCGCAAACCCTGAAGGTGCATTACCGCCAATAGATTTCATTTGTTCAAAGGAAATATCGGGTGTATCAGTAATGTTATATATAAACCTAAGCAGGTTATCTATTTCCATTTTGATTGCTTCAGGTGCCTGATCCCATGTCAGGTAAGATACTTTTGCGCCATTTTCCAATTGAAGCGTTTTACCTGTTTGTCCTTTTTTAGCAAAACCTTCAATTTTCCCTTCAATAATTATCATTGGATCACCAAAATAACCATTAGTATCACTCATGTTAGATATCACCGTTTCCAGTTGATCAATCATGGTTTGTACATCGTCCCATGCCGGCTTAGGTTGGGAATAATAGATAACGGGTATTTTACCCAGGACGTTTTTTTCTGGTATTCCAGTCCAGCCGCCCTGCCCGTTAATTCCTAAATAAGTAGTCGTATCAGTATATAGATCAAAATGTTCTTCATCTTTATCATCCACTTTGATCTTATAACCTCTGCCAAATGCAATCATGTCTCCTTCAGGATTAAATACCGGGTACAGGTCATCTCCAAGGCTTGCAGCAAGTACCTTTACACGAAGCTTCCATTTGGAGGTTACCGGCTCACCGGTCCAATAATCCGGATCAGCCACCTGAGCATACCATAATTCAGCGCAGGCGGTTTCTGAAAACATGAGCCTGGCAAGTTCTTTGCTTCTAAAATCCAGTTTATTACTTAACCACACTTTATTCACCCCGGCAAGCATACTGGTTTCAGGAATTCCATTTGGAACACCTTTGATTTGTATCGGATTACCGCAAAGAAAAGCGGCGGCACGTGAAACGATTAATTTTTGAAGGGCAATCCCTATCCTGGTAACAGGAATTGTTTCATTAGTACCTTGATCATTCGTTATTGTCTTATCAGGCCGATTTGATTTATCAAAGATATCATGCTGAGTAGGATCGTACTGTTTAAGGTAAGTGTCAATTTCGGATAAGTCAACTAAAGCTTTGATCTTTTCAACAGCTTTATCGTAAGTTGGTATCAGTGCTAAAAGTTCTTCCTGTGTCATTGTGATAACAAAGAACTTATTAGTTAAGCGATATAGATTTTATAAATGATAACATAATGAGTTCGGTTATTATAATTACCTAAAAAAACTGGAAGCTTCTTTTGCAGATTGTTTTTTAGGCTCAATATCAGGAATGGGATAAAAAGTATTTGCCAAGGCATCTGATTTATCCGGAGAACGTTTTATTCGTTTTTTTATATCCTCTTTAGCCTCTATTTGAATACGGCCATTCGATTGAAATTTGTATTTAATTTCTGTAAGTTCCTGAGTTAATTGGTCATCAGGAGGGAGTTGTGCGCCCGTATTATTTGCCGGATTAAGCCAGTCACGTAATGCCCAATACAGGTAAGCTCTCATGTTTAAGAATTCATACACATCAGTTACATCTTTTAATGGTTTATCATTCCACTCTGCCTTTTCAGAAAACTTTACACTGTAAGCATTATATTCTTCAAGTTCCTGGGTTCGGCTATAAACTCCGGCTCCTTCGCCTATCGTATCAATAAAGGCCTTACCGTTGCCTCGGGTTATATGGCTTATGGTTTTTCCTGCAATGTGCATGTGATTTGCCACTCCTCCTGATTGTATTGATTCAAATCTGTCAACACGTGGGCCATACCGAAAAACAAATACACTTGAATCTCTTCCCATTCCTGCAACGTCAACGCCCAAACGAAGATGTTCACTTTCCCTTTTGCCTTTTAACCATCGTTCATTCGCCAACTGTACCCAATAAAGTGGAATCAACACGTCTTCTGAAACTTTAGGAAATAAACCTCTTACTTTTACCCTGAATAAATCATTGGGCCGGTAAAGTCTTTTTTGTCCGTCAATTTCAAATCTAAAATCCCCTTCCGATTCTAAATAATCTGATTCTTGAATTGTAGTACACCACCTTTCCACTTTATCTTTTACCCACGGATAATCCACTTGTCCGGGAATATCATTATTCTTATTTAAAACATTTGGTGCATCTAAGCTGTCCAGCCTAAACTTATTCCAACCTGGTTCTTTTTGAGAATTAGCAGCGTACCCTGTTGGAGTATTCGGATTAAAAACAAGTAAGATTCTACTATTGCCTTGCAGGTTTCCTTCAATAGCACTAAAGACCATTTCATTAATGCCTGATGCTTCTGTGATAATAAACATGGTATTTACAGCGTGGAATCCTGACCATGCTTCCGGCGAGTTTTCATCTGCTTTGAAACCGGTAAGGAACCATTCTTTCTCATCGGTGCGAATATCATAGCCAACTAATCTACCTGGCAAATACTTG